TGATCGATGAGAAGGTGGATATTCGGGATCAAATGGCGGTCCAGCGGATCATGCGCACCCACCAGCCGACCTCGGTCATTCACATGGCTGCGGAGAGTCACGTTTGCCGGTCAATCACCGGCCCGAAAGACTTCATAACCACAAACGTGTTAGGCACTTTCAATGTCCTGGAAGAATTCAGAGAATTGGGCGGGAAGCGTTTCATCCACATTTCAACGGACGAGGTCTTTGGCCAGATAGCAAAGGGTCACTTCGCTGAGGATTCTCCCGTGTTTCCCAGGAATCCCTACGCTGCCTCCAAAGCCTCGTCCGACTTAATCGTGCGCTCCTATGCCGAGACATATGGTATGGACGTGGTCATTCTGCGCATGGCGAACAATTACGGCCCCAACCAGCACCATGAGAAGCTGGTCCCTAGAACGATCGGTCGAATCCTTCGCCACCTTCCGGTCATCGTGCACGGCAAGGGAGACCACGCGCGCGAGTGGCTTTATGTGGAGGACGCCGCAGACGGGATCGTTAAGGCCCTGCTCCATGGCAAACCCGGGTCGATCTATTGCCTGCCCGGCCAAACCGAAATGACTAACCTGGAAACTGTGCATTTTGTACACTCTGTGGTCCATGAGCTCCTGCCGGCCAGCCAATACCCGATGGAAATTCGCTTCTCAAATGACCGGCCAACTGACGATTGCCGCTATGCGATGTTAGGAAAATCGGCTGCCCGCGATTTAAAGTGGGCTCCGCGCGCCGACCTGCGAGAAAAAATGACCCTGACAGTTCAATGGTATCTCCATGCTATGCTTAATCGAGGGTGGAGATCGTCCCAAGGTGGGGGCGATTAGTCATGGCCTCCAACCTCACCATTACCAAGACCGAAGTCGACGGCTGCCTCGTGGTAGAAAATGGCATATTTACGGACCAGCGCGGAGCCTTCTTTGAATGCTGGAACCGGCAACAATTTATTGCCGCTGAATTGCCGATCGAATGGCCTCAAGACAATTTTTCAGTCTCTCACATTGGCGTAATGCGCGGCCTTCACATTCAGAGGACCAACCCACAGGGCAAACTCGTGCGCTGCTTCCGCGGCTCCGTCCTGGACATTTGCCTGGATTTGCGCGCCGAGAGCCCAACATTCCTCAAATGGCACTGCGAAATCCTTCGAGGAGGCAAAGCATTATACCTTCCGCCAGGTACGGCTCACGGATTTCTTGCCCAGGAACCCGAGTCCATCGTTTACTATAAATGCACCACGTTATACGACGGTGCGAGCGATGGGGGCGTGAATTGGGCAGACAAGAGCCTTGATCTTCATCTCCTCGTCACTGATCTTCGAATAAGATCAGAGAAAGACAAAGGCCTGCCTTCAATAGCTGAATGGTGCGCTGACCCGAGGGGACTAACTTATGGCGAACGAGTTTAAAGGCTTCCTACCCATGTCGATGAACCCAGCGGAAGAGGCGGCAAAGCACCGCGCCCGCCTGGCGAGCACCCCCAAGCCTTCAGAGAACTTAGGGACAAGTGCGACGACTCCGGCTGACGGCCTTGGCAATTCCTATCAGGATAATTATGGGGAGGAACAGCGTGACCTCGACGAAATGCTCTATGCGCGCCATGCTGAGATCACGTCGCTTGAGGACCTTGTCCTCCAGCGCGGCACCAACATCCCGGCGCTATACAACCAGGTTTACAAATTCATTCAGAATCCCAGCACAGTGTCGGTCGAGACGTTTCGGCGCATGGTGGACACTGATGAGACTGTCGGGTCGGGGGTTGATTTCCTCACAACATGCCTCGCAGCGCGATTGGGAGAATATACCCATCCGAATCCTTCGGTCGCAAAATGGATTAATAATCGCCTTAATGAGATCGACGGCGGATGGACCAATGCTGTAAAGGAAATTCTCTCCGCATGCTGGGCCGGATTTTCTGTTTCGGAGAAGGTTTGGGCGAACACCAGACACGGCTTTACAGTAAAAAAATTAGTCCATTTGCCGCCAGGTACGCTACTCTTCGAAACAAACCGCACCGGAGAGCTGACGTCAGATGGAATCCTCCAATATCAACGCAACTATAATCCTGCTCTCTTTGGTGGGGGCGTGGCATATCTATTCGGTTTTGCGAGTTTGGCTCCTTCTTTCTCTCAAGGGGCTGCGCGCCCGGATATTTACGCGAAGCTTGGGGACTACCCGTTCCCGCTTCGGTCGCCCAATATTTTCAGCTACCTCTCAATCCGAATCCCTATCCGGAAGTGCATCCATTACGCCTGGAACGCGCAGGGGACGTTCGGATCGCCTTATGGAAAGTCTCTCTTACGCCGAGCCTATAAGCACTGGGTCCTCAAGGATTCTGTTCTCCAGTTCCTCGCCGTCGCCTTGGACCGCAAAGGAACTCCTCTCCAAGTCTGGTACGTAGATCCGAACGCCACGTTCATTGACACCGATAAATGGAATGGCATGCCCATTTCCCCGACCGACAATATCGGCATCCGCGCGCAGACGGCCGTAAAGAACGCCCTCCGCAATGTGCATAACGATTCCGTGGTCATCATGCCGGGCCGCAAGGGGCAATTCGTCGAGCACGATGTCATCCAGCAATCGTCAAATGCCGCGGACTTCATTGCTTCGCTTAATTACCTAGATACCCGCATCCTGCGTGCGCTCCTCATTCCCACACTCATTTTCTCATCGGGCGATGGGTCCGGAAGCTATGGCTTGGGCCAGGAGCACGCCACCACCTTCGACAAGATTCTCGACGGCTTTCTCGGCGGCCTGAAGCAATGCCTACGCGATCAACTCATTGAAGAAATGATCGTCTACAATTTCCCTCCAGAGGCCTACGAGAAGGACGGCTTCGGGGAATTCGGTTCCCGCGAATTGAGCCAAGAAGAGCGTGAGAAGGAAATGAACTGTGTGGAGAAAGCAGTCACGCTCGGCGCGATTGACATGGCTGACTTGGATGACCTTAATAGGGTTAGGGACATTGCCGGCTTCAAACCGCGCGACACCCCGATTCCGCAGCCAGAGCCTTTGCTGGGTGGCGGACTTGATGAGGAAGGCGAAAACACGGGAGCAGGAAATGAAGGCGCTAAACCTGGAAGCAAGAAACCAAATCCACCAAACAGCGTGGATTGAAGAGGGCGCGGTCCTCGGGAAAGACAATTATATAGGTCCGAACACCTATATTGGGTCCAATGTCAGAATCGGCGACAACAATTTAATTTCCGGCTTCTCCTCCATCGGAATGCCCGCCGAGCACCGGGACTTCTTCCGCAAAGAGGGCGAAGTCATAATCGGTTCCCATAACGTCATTCGGGAGTTTGTAACGGTAAACAGCTCCACCCGTTACATCACGCTCATGGGCAACAATTGCGTCATGCTCCGCGGCTCACATTTGTCACACGATAGTATACTTGAGGACTATGTGAATGTTTCCTGCAACGTGCTCATAGGCGGCGAGTCCCACATCATGCGCGGGGCGAACCTTGGGCTTGGGTCGATCATTCACCAGCGCCAGGTCATCGGCTCATACTGCATGATCGGGATGGGCGCGGTAATAACTAAGACAGCGGCTTGCACTCCAGGAGCGGTCATGGTTGGCAACCCCGCCAAATATTTGAAACGAAATGATGTCGGACTAAAACGCTTCAATGTCGATTCTTTGCATGTTGAGTGTGCCCGCTTTGATGCGATTACCAATAAAATTTCAGGGAGGAAAAATTGAAAATACTGATCATCGCCTTGGCTTGCGTTTCGCCTGGGAAATATAAGAGCGTTTCCGATTTCCTTGCCGGCGGCGGCGATGCTAAAATGAAGAAAAATTACACCATCGAAGGCGCTTGCCTCCATTACGGATTCAAGGATTGCGAAGTCAGGCTAAGCAACACGAAACTCTGCATGGCGCCGGGAACAGAAGAAGGCTGTGTTTGTTGGGAGCTTTGGGGAATAGAGAAATGACCGTCAGCTTCCTCATGGTCACAATTGACCGCTTCGACCTCACGCCAAATGTGTGGACGCACAATATGGCGACCGCGCGCATGAATCTGGACCATCGGATAAAATTCGAAGGTCTGATTTGTGACAATGGCTCGACTGACCGAAGAATTGTTAGCCACTTCGCCGGCCAAGGTCTCGCCTACCACAGGATCAATGTAAAAAACGAAGGAGTGGGCCGCGCATTCAATCAGCTCTATTTGCGCTCTACGGGCAAGTTCATCGCCATTCTTGGCAATGACATAAAGATGCCTCCAGGCTGGCTCAATGCTGCCATTTCAATGCTGACGTGGACGCCTAAACCCGGGTTGGTTGGGTTCAATTGGGGGCACGGCATTGCCCCGCCCGTCTCCAAGCGCTTCAATATGGAGGCCCATTGGTTGAATGAGAAATACAACAGGGTCTTTGGCGCGTGGATCTTTCGCCGGGAACTGGTCGAACAGATTGGTCTATTCCACGAGGGCTATGGTCCTTACGGAATAGAGGATACCGACGTCAATGAGCGCGCCAATCGCCTGGGCTTCAATTCCTGCTATGTGCCCAATATGATGTCGGAGCACGTAGGGTGGGACGTTGGCCACCAAACTGAATACCGCCGGTCAAAGGATGAGAGCCTTAAGGCCAACTGCGCCATTTACAATCACCGCTTGTCTCAATGGGACGCTGGCACGTTGCCACTAGTGGAGCCGTTGCCAGAGACGAGGGAGCCTTTCAATGGATGAAGATGATTTCGATTTCGCGCAAATGCCGCCATTCCCGGCCATTAGTCATTTGAAAATAGCGCCAGCCCCTAGACCAAAGATTGACTATTTTTTCGCATTGCTCCAGGGAATTTTTGAGTCCTATGGGCATGCCGCCAACCAAATGCAGGCGTATGGGGACTTTGAGCGCGCCATGTATTACCGTGGAAAGTGCGATGCCGTGCGCGAGTGCATCGAGCACTATAGGGAGCTGAAGCCATAGACAGGAGTGCCAAGGATGGGCAATTTCCAGAAGATCAGAAGGAAGCACCGTTGCGATAAAACCAGATACGCCACGATCATTGAGGCCAGGAAAGAGGCCAAGCGGCTTGGATTTCGCGCCTATCCCTGTCATGATTGCAACGGGTATCATTTAACGAGTAGGCTGTTCCAAGAAAGCAAACTCAAATGAGGAGGATTCCGTGCACGATAAATTAGGACGCGCAATTGATGTCGGCGATGTTTTGGCAGTTCCTTGCGGATATCAGGACCCGAAGCTAAAGGCCGTCAAAGTCGCATATCTTTATCCTGGCTCCGATACCTGCAATGTCGGCGTTTGGGCATTTGAAGTGCGCGAAGGCCAGCAATCGGCCAATGCAAAGGATTCTTTAATTTTGCTCAAGGCCGATGGCACCCTTCCCGTGGATGCAGTTCAAGCGGATCCGTCCGCCGAAGCTCCGCCCGCAGCTGAAGCCACGGCACCGCCAGCCGCACCCTAATGGCAAACATTTGGGAGAAGGCCAGGGAGCTTGAGAAGTCTCCTTGGCCAAAAATTGTGACGGTTGGCCTTGTCTCTGGTGACCATGTCCTAACTGGGCAGCGCAACGACAATAAGCTGTGGGTTTCGCCCGGCGGCCACATGGACGAAAATGAGGACATTCTAAGCGCTGGTCGGCGGGAGGTTCTCGAAGAATCAGGTATCGACCTAACCGGAACCGATATGCATTTAGTCCGCGCTGAGCGCCTGGTTAGCCATCGAACCGGAAAGCCCTTTGTCGTCTTCGGCCTCATTGCTAATGTGGATATGGAGAAAGCCACAGGTGTGAATGACCCCGACAAGGAGGTATCGTTATGGAAGTGGGTTAAAATCCACGGCGACGCGCCCGAGCTGCGGGCAGAGGCGCGCCATGCTAAAGACGATTTCATTCTTCAACATCTGAGGGCGCAATGAGTTCTAAAATGATGGGCACCTTAAACAACTACGAGATTTGGGTTAGCCATAACCCCAGCATGGCAAAGTGGAGTGACCATGAATACCAGGGAAGCGTCAAAGCCTTGCGATCAAGCAAATGGAATTACCACTCCGGCTATAAATTTGACTCCGAAAATGATGCTTACAGGGATGCCAGGGAGCAAGCCGCCATTCTTCCGCCAGCCACTAAAATGTCAGGAGTTGAAATGTCCCAACCTCAAGAACCGCCGGCTGACCGAGGTCGCAAAATGAAAGACATTAGCCACGCCACTAGGAATGCTGGTTTCAGTGAAAGTCCAGAGCCGCCAAAGCCCGAGCCGCCACAGAAGACCGACGTCGATAAGAACCCACCGCCCATTGAATACCCGGAGCCAGGCCAAAAGACTCCCGAGGAAATGGACATAAATCCTGAAGGCGCTCTAAATATTGATGTGAATACTCGGCCCTATTAACGGGCCCACTGGCTCTCTTTCCACAAATCTAGCCAATCTATAGTTGGGCCATACGAGCAGCCCAGCCCTGACTTCGCCGGCCTAAGAGGATCGAGCCCGCGCGATGTTATCTCATAGTTATAGCCAAGGATCATGCGTCCCCAATCAAGAGTTGAGACCCCTCCGCTTGGAGCCAAATGATAAAGGTAGGAGCCTTTCGGGCTGAATACCTCGTCCATGTCGGAAACTAAGCGATTGGCCAGCCACCAGGTTGGAGTCGGCACAACGATGTTGTCTGGGAGGGTGAAGTGGGTCATTCGTGGGGCGCCAAGTCTCAGCTTCCCCGGAAACGTGCGCTCTGGGAAATGGTCGCCATATAGGGAACTCACGCGGAAGGTTGCCGTAAGAGGGCGGTTCATTCTTTCGAGACCAAGTTCCATCCATAGCTTGCTCTGCGCATACCAGCTCTGCGGCTTATCATTCCAGCAGCCGGGCTGGTCCGGATATTCTTCATCGGCCACATAGTCGGAACTGAAACAGGCGAGGCGAGTAGTCGCCGGCAGGTTCTTGGCCAACTCCAAAGGCATGGCGACGTGGGTGGCGAGCGCTCCGGTCAAATTCATGGCGCATTGTTCGACCGATCCAAACCCGGCCGTAACCCAAACAAACCCCGGGTTCATGGTCAGTATTTTGGAAAGCCCTTTGGGCCATTCAAAGCCCGTGCTTCTGGTTTCGATTATCGCCTCGTCGCCGGCTGCGATCAAAGCGAGCTGTAGGTCTATGGCCAGGTTGCCCCTGCCGATGATGACATGTGTGTTCATTTTTGCGATTCTCCCGTTATGGTGAACAAAGCAGCGATTTCCCAAGCCGTCAAGCTCCTCGGACGCGAGCATGGCATGTGCCTTTACCGGATGGCTAAAGCCGCCGACAAGCTCGAAATTGAGTGGGCACTTCGCACGCGAAAGCTCAATGACAAGATAATCCGGGAGATGCTCAAGACCCTGAAGGAAACCGGGGCACTGAAGCTCGACGACAAATCCATCATCAAGTTCCTATTCGAGCACTATTTCGGCGTGAATGCCTTCGCCATCGAGACGGCAACCGCTGAGATGAAGGTCATCATCGAGAAAGAGAAGAAGGAACTCGCTCGCGTCCGCATTCCGCGCTCCCTCAAAGACCTGCGCAATATATATGATGTGTGGAGGAGAACCGGGAAGCTGCCTCCCGGCCTCAAGAAAATCGGCCTCGATATCAAGAAGGAATATCTAAAGAAAACCCAAAGCGTTTGGAAGAAGTACGCAGACGAATACCGGCGCGGCGATGAGTTCACCCAAGAAAATGTCTTACGCAAGGTTAAGAAAGCCGCCGACACTGCGGAAGCTCGCGCCAAGACCATCGTCAGAACCGAGACCACAAATTACTATAACCAGGCGCGCCGTGAGATCTACGACCAGTCGGACGCTGTCTCGCATTACTTATTTCTTGCAATACGCGATCAGAGGACTACAAAATGGTGTACGGATCAGACAATCGATGGAAAGCGCGGGCGTCATGGGTTGGTTTACACGAAAGACGATGAAATAACGAATCGCGAGACTCCAGCCTGTCATTGGAATTGTCGGTCCGAAATAGTGCCCTTGACTCGATTCAACCCGCGGCACAAGAAACTGATTGAGGACTTGAGCATGCGAAGGAGACTCCACACTTGCCACGAATTACCACCGGGATGGGGCTATGGCCGTAAAGCTCGTTAGGCTTAAGCAAAGCGGACATTTTGAAGGCGAGCACAAGGTCTCCGCCGACAAGACCAGTTTGGATAAACCATGCCTGATGGTTTACACCGGAAAATTCGAATCCGCCGACGGCCCAGTGGAGATCAAAGATGAAGACATTGAGAAGCTCGCCGCCAATCACAATACCATCATGGCTAAGTTATCTCGACTCGCATCCGG